CTTAGGGACTTAGGGGTATTAAATAACAAACATATTCCAGCAGACTATTTATCTGCAAACCCTGAGCAACGTAGAGACTTGTTAAAAGGGTTGATGGACTCCGATGGGAATGTATCTAAAAAAGGGCAATGCTTTTTCTCGCAAAAAAGTTTAGCATTTATAACTCAAGTACGAGAGTTACTATGTAGCTTGGGGATTAAAAATAGCCTACAGACCACAGAGGCCAAAATATATAATAAAAGTTATGGGTTGACCCACCGCCTGTCTTTTTATGCTTCTGATATTGCTAATTTACCCAGAAAAGAAGCGCGTACATTAAAAACACCCCCAGCTTTTGGGCGCTATATACAGGTTGAAAAGCTAAACACCGTAGGCGATGTACAGTGTATTAAAGTTTGTAGAGAAGATGGGCTGTTTCTAGCGGGCAAAGGGTATCTAACTACGCACAACACTAAGTCTGAATTTGCTTCTTACCTACTTCCAGCGTGGTTCTTAGGGCAGTTTCCTAAGAAAAAAGTTATGCAGATAAGTAATACAGGAGAGTTAGCTGAAGGCTTTGGTCGTAAGGTGCGTAACTTAGTAGACTCTGATGAATATAGACGCATTTTTCCAGATGTTAAACTTCGCACAGATTCTAAAGCGGCAGGACGATGGAATACTAACCACCAAGGGGATTATTTTGCTGCTGGTGTTGGGGGTACTGTAACGGGGCGAGGAGCTGATTTGCTTATTATTGATGACCCTCATTCTGAAAACGATGCCGTTATAGCGCAGTATAACCCTGAAATTTACGATAAAGTGTTTAGTTGGTATTCGTCAGGGCCAAGGCAGCGGCTACAACCTGGGGGGGCTATAATTATCGTTATGACTCGATGGAGTCTCGCGGATTTAACGGGGCAAATATTAGATCACTCTGCTAAAAATGGTGGGGATCAATGGGAAGTGGTGGAGTTTCCTGCAATAATGCCAAGTGGTAGACCGCTATGGCCTGAATTTTGGAGTGTAGAAGAGCTAGAAGCTGTCAAAGCTGAAATTCCAGTAGGTAAATGGCAAGCTCAGTATCAACAACAACCCACATCGGAAGTCACAGCGATTATTAAACGTGAGTGGTGGCAAAAATGGCCTAAAAAAGACCCTCCACCCTGTGACTATGTACTTATGTCCATGGATACAGCGTTTGAAAAGAAAACAAGTGCTGATTATAGTGCCATTGTTATCTTTGGGGTTTGGAGTAACCCAGAAGATGGAGATCAACCTAACTTAATTTTATTGGAGGCATGGCGGGATAGGCTTGAGTTTCCTGATTTAAAAATTAAAACGCTAGAGATGTACGAAGAATGGCAACCTGATGGGATAATAATAGAGAAAAAAGCATCTGGAGCGCCCCTTATATATGAGCTTAGACGCATGGGCATACCTGCACAGGAGTTTACTCCCTCTCGTGGACAGGATAAAATTTCTAGGCTTAACGCTATATCGGATATATTTGCTTCAGGTAAAGTATGGACTCCTGCTACACGTTGGGCAGACGAGGTTATTAATGAGGTAGCGTCCTTTCCTTCTGGTCGTAACGATGATTTTGTTGACGCTGTCAGTTTAGCATTATCTAGGTTTCGTTCTGGGGGGCTTATTAGTTCTGCTAAAGATAAAGATATGGATGACAACCTTTGGTCATATAGAAGAAAGGCCAATTACTACTAAGGTATGAAGTGTCGTATAAAACTATTGGTGGGCGTGTGCGGGGCATTAATGACTTCCTGCACAAATTTTACTTGCAGCCCGTCTTTATTTCCTATATACGATAATGGTATAACAGAACAAACTATAGTTAATCCTACTGGGATTATGTTTAAACTTAATTGTAGAGAGGTAATAGCATGTCAATCGGACAACAAATAGAAGCAGCCGCCATTTCAACCTTTGTAGATTTAATAGGCCACGGTAGTGTATTTACAAGAATTGTTAGTGAGATCGAAAGAACTAATGCAGCAATGCCAAGCGCTACTGGCAAAGATAAACGAGCTAAAGTATTGGCCGATCTTGATATTATATTTGATGATTTGATAGAACCTATTGCTAAAAATATTATTAATCTTCTAATCGAGTTAGGTGTTGCATACACGTACGCGCAAAACCCAATACTAGGACAAGTTGCCCAGCAGGTTGGTAACGTAGTTACTAATGAACTTAACGCATCAAACCGACCAGAATTAGTATGAGCCTAGAACCTTATGATTTAGTTAAAGCCATGCTGATGTGCCTGGTTGTTGGTGCGATTGGGTTGCTTATTGGTGCAGAAGCAAAAGCGTCTACATGTAGAAGCCCTGCAGTTAAACATCAATTTGATGTGCAACAAGGTTATCCTCATGGTCGTAAAGGGTACATAGTCGATCATATTTGTGCATTAGCCCAAGGTGGCCTTGATTCTACGATTAATATGCAGTATCAGACTATCGCTGAAAGCCATGCTAAAGATAAGATAGAGAACACCACAAAAGGTAAGGAATTATACTGCACTCCTTTTAATTCTACCCCTACTCGCCAAGTATTTAATTGCAAATGAATTTAAAAAAACAATTAGAGTTTGAAGAAGGAAGGAAGTTAAAAGCCTATACCTGCTCTATGGGACATAAAACCATTGGTATTGGTCATAACCTTGATGTCAAACCTGCGTTTAACGGTCAACGCATCCCAGATATAATTAGTGATCAGGTATGTGATCTTATTTTTGATCGTGACCTTAACGATACAATTACACAACTTAATTTTGTTTGGTTAGCCAATACTAAATTAGACCCTGCTAGGAGAGACGCTGTTATTAATATGTGTTTTCAATTAGGTGTTAATGGGGCTATGAAATTCAAACTAATGCTTAACGCACTAGAAAGATCCGATTGGGTAGCTGCAAAAGCACACGCCTTAGATAGTTCGTGGGCGAAACAAACACCTGAACGCGCAGAGCGAGTAGCTGAGCAATTATTAACTGGAACTTACTATAAAGTTTAATAGGACGCATAAATGATAGATAAAAGTATGAACCCTGCTCCACAAGGCATAGCTAGTTTGGCAGGAGCAGAACCTGACCTTGAGGTTGAGATCGAAAACCCAGACGATGTGACTATGAGCATTGGTGGAATCGAGATTGATCTAATGCCTGATCGTGAGGATGATTCGTTTAATGATAACTTGGCTGAATATCTAAGTGATTCCGAACTTCAAATGCTGGCAGGAGAGCTGCTCGCTGATTTTGATGATGATATTGCTTCAAGAAAAGATTGGATAACGACATATACTGACGGCATAGAACTGCTAGGTATGAAGATCGAGGAAAGATCGGAACCTTGGGAAGGTGCTTGTGGTGTGTATCATCCACTTTTATCTGAAGCAATTGTTAAGTTTCAAGCTGAAACGATGATGTCCTCTTTTCCAGCAGCGGGCCCTGTACGAACTCAGATTATAGGCAAAGAAACGCAAGATAAAAAAGATTCAGCAGCTCGTGTTCAAGATGATATGAACTATCAGTTAACTGATGTAATGAACGAGTTTAGACCCGAGCATGAGCGTATGCTTTGGGGATTAGGTATGTCAGGTAATGCTTTTAAAAAGGTATATTTTGATCCGCATCTTGATCGTCAAATATCTGTATTTGTTACAGCAGAAGATTTGGTTGTCCCTTATGGGGCAATGAACTTGCAACAAGCTGAACGTGTAACACATGTTATGCGTAAAACAGAAAATGAGTTACGTAGGTTGCAGGTAGCGGGGTTTTATAGTGACGTTGATCTTGGTGAACCAAGTAGCTCATTAGATGATGTAGAAAAGAAAATAGCTGAAAAGATGGGTTTTAGAGCAACCTCTGATGATCGGTACAAAATTTTAGAAATGCACGTTGATTTAGATTTACCTGGGTTTGAACATGAAGAAGATGGGGAAGCTACGGGTATTGCATTGCCTTATGTTGTCACTATTGAAAAAGGTACAAGCGCAGTTCTTTCTATTAGAAGAAATTGGGAACAAGATGATAAGTTATATAAGAAGCGTCAGCATTTTGTGCATTACGGGTATGTTCCTGGGTTTGGTTTTTATTGCTTCGGGCTTATACATCTTGTTGGCGCTTTTGCTAAGTCAAGCACTTCGCTTATTAGACAACTTGTGGATGCAGGCACACTCTCTAATTTACCGGGAGGATTTAAAACCAGAGGGATGAGAGTAAAAGGGGATGATACACCAATTGCTCCTGGTGAATGGCGGGATGTAGATGTACCGTCAGGAACTATGCGAGACAACTTTGTACCATTACCTTATAAAGAACCTAGTCAAACATTGATGACGCTATTAGGACAAATTGTTGATGAAGGAAGACGGTTTGCTAATGCGGCGGATTTAGAAATTTCCGATATGTCAGGACAAGCACCTGTAGGAACAACACTTGCTATCCTTGAAAGAAACACTAAAGCCATGTCAGCTATTATGGCTAGAGTTCATTATGCCTTTAAACAAGAACTAGGGCTACTTAAAGGCATTATTGCTGCATATACCCCTGAAGATTATGAGTATGACCCAGAGGTGGGTAACAGGAGAGCTAAAAAGTCAGATTACGATATGGTTGAAGTTATACCCGTATCTGATCCTAATGCCTCTACAATGGCTCAAAAAATTGTACAGTACCAAGCGGTTCTCCAACTGGCTCAGTCTGCTCCTCAAATCTATAATATGCCGTTATTACATAGGCAGATGTTAGATGTGTTGGGCGTTAAAGAAGCGCATAAGTTAATACCTATGGATGAGGATCAAAAACCAACTGATCCTGTTACAGAAAATCAAAATATGTTAGCTATGAAACCTGTTAAGGCGTTTGTAGCGCAAGATCATAAGGCTCATATTGCGGTTCACATGGCTGCGATGCAAGACCCTAAAATACAGCAACTACTTCAAAGCAACCCTGCTGCTCCTCAAATAGCGGCATTGGCTCAAGCGCATATTGCTGAACATTTAGGGTTTGAATATCGTATACAAATCGAACAACAATTAGGATTCAATCTCCCTGCACAAAAAGATGAGTCTGGGGAAGACCAACACATGTCACCAGATGTTGAAGCTCGATTAGCCCCATTGATCGCCCAAGCTGCGCAACAGTTATTGCAAAAAAACCAAGGTGAAGCTGCGCAACAACAAGCGCAACAACAAGCGCAAGACCCGCTTGTTCAAATGCAACAACAAGAGTTGCAACTCAAACAGCAAGAGCAACAACGAAAAGCTCAAAAAGATCAAACTGATGCACAAATAAAAATGCAACAGCTTCAGATTGAAAGAGAACGTATTCAAGCTCAGCAACAAACTGCTGCAGAGCAAACTAGAGTAACGGCTTTAACTAATGCGGCTAAACTTGAAGCAACTAAAACAAATGATGCCAGCAAAATAAAAGTACAGGCGCTGACAGAAGCTGCAAAACTTACAACTGAAAACAAAAGAGCAGCTATTGATACGAAAGTCGATACTTTAAAAACAGCAGCTCAATTAGCTGAACAAAAACGCCAACATGATACTCGTCTTGCTCATGAAGGTATGCAAAATGCACTAGATCGTAGTCAACAAAATAAACCAATAGAAGGTGAATAATGGATGCGTTTGAGGTAATTACTTTTCAAATAAACGAGCAAATACAAAATGTAAACGAGGCAATTACATCGGGTCGCCCAGGCACCTTTGATGAGTATAAAAGACTCTGCGGAGAGGTTCGAGGTCTACTCTTTGCTAGAGATATAGTAAAAGACCTTAAAAATAAAATGGAAAACTCAGATGACTAAAACGGTACAAAAAATATTGGTAGGCACAAACCCTTCCAATCCGCAGGTAGTTGGCGCGATTGATTTAGAGGCAAGTGCTGAAGAGAAAGCAACACAATTACCCACACCGTCAGGATACCACATATTATGTGCCGTTCCAGATGTCGAAAAAGAGTATGACAGTGGCATTATTAAAGCTGATATGACTGTTAGGCATGACGAGGTCTTAGCAACAGTTCTTTTTGTAGTTGCGGTAGGCCCTGATGCTTATAAAGATAGCTCAAGATTTCCAAGCGGGCCTTGGTGCAAAGTAGGAGACTTTATTCTTGTTAGACCTAATGCGGGCTCTCGAATAGATATACATGGCAAGGAGTTTCGTCTTATTAATGATGATACCCCAGAAGCAGTTGTTTTAGACCCTCGTGGCATTAAACGTAAATAAGGAACAGTCCATGTTAGCACAATTTAATGATGAATATAAATTTCCAGACGAAGTAGAAAACGAATCGTACGGTATAGAAATTGAAATAGAAGATGACACACCAGAAGAAGATCGTGGTCGTCAACCTATGCCTAAACATATTGTAGAAGACTTAGATAATGATGAGTTGGAAGAATATGATGAAAGTGTTAAGCAAAAGCTTAAACAACTTAAAAAAGTTTGGCATGATGAGCGCAGAGAAAAAGAACAAGCTCTACGCGAACAGCAAGAATCTATTACTTTATCAAAAAGATTATATGAAGAAAATCAAAAGTTACGATCTGCATATAGTACAGGTGAGAAAGAATACATAAGCACATCACAGCAAGCTGCTCAAATGGAAGTAGACGCTGCAAAAAGATTGTATCGTGAAGCGTATGAATCAGGTGATACCGATGGGATCATTGACGCGCAAGAAAAGTTGCAGTTTGCTAACTTAAAAATGATACGTGCAAATAATTTAAAAGAAACTACTTTACAACAGACAGAGTTTCCTGTACAAAGTGGGCGAGAAGAATATCAGCAACCCACTCCTCAAATAAACCCCAAAGATGCAGCGTGGCAAGAACGCAATAAGTGGTTTGGAGAAGATGAGGAGATGACATCTGCCGCGTTAGGTTTACATAATAAACTTGTTAATAACGGTATGATTGCTGGATCAGATGAATACTACAGCACATTGGACAAAACAATGCGCAAAAGATTTAGTGAGTATTTTGGGGAACCTAAAGCAAAACCATCAACAGTAGTTGCGCCCGGTTCTCGTAGCACAAATTCCAATAAAATAAGACTAAGTCAGAGCCAAGTCCAGATAGCAAAGAAACTGGGCATAAGCCCTGAAGTATACGCAAAAGAAGTTTTAAAATTGGAGATTAAATAATGACTACTAACCCTATAAACAAAATTACTCGTGCATCAGAAACCAGAGCGTTGACAGAGCGTCCTAAGCAGTGGATGCCCCCAGAAGCACTCCCTGAGCCCGACAAACAGGCTGGGTACACATATAGATGGATTCGCGTAGCAATGCTAAACAAGGCTGACCCTAGCAATATTTCTAAATCATTGCGTGAAGGTTGGGAACCTGTGAAGATTGAAGAGCAACCACAATACACACTGTTAGCCTCTCGTGAAGGTCATTTTAAAGACAACATCGAGATTGGCGGGTTATTACTTTGCAAGATACCTACTGAATTCATGCAACAACGTAGTGCATACTACAACAACATGACTAATCAGCAGGCAGAAGCAGTGGATAATAGTTTTATGAGAGAGAATGACGCTCGTATGCCTTTATTTAAAGATCGCAAATCGAGTGTATCTTTCGGAAATGGTTAATTAATTTTAGGAGTTTACAATGGCTTATCCTGTTATTTCGGCCTCTTACGGCCTAAAGCCAGTTAATGAAATCGGCGGCCTACCTTACGCGGGTTCTACTCGCATGGTACCGATAGCAACTGGTTATGCTGCAAACATTTTCTTCGGTGACGTTGTTAAAATGTCTGCAGGTACTGTAATTCAAGATACTTATACCCCAGCAACCGCACCTACTACACCAATCCCAGGTGTTATTGGTATTTTTGTAGGTTGTGAATATACTTTAGCTGCAACGGGCCAACGTATCCGTGCGCAATACTGGCCTTCTGGTACTGTTGCTCAAGACGCTGTTGCTTATGTTGTTGATGATCCACGTGTAGTTATTAAAGTAGTTATGGGTTCACAAGCAACAGCCTTGGCTAATACTTCTTCAGGTGTGGGTTATGCTTCACAACAATTTGTTGGCACTAACGTATATCCTTTATATGGTAATACTGGCAACACTTTAACTGGTGATTCTGCTGTTTCTGTATCTGGTGGTGTTGTTACTAATGGTACTGGTAANACTCGTGTTNTAGCTGCTGCTCCTTTACGTGTTGTTGGTTTAGTTCCTGAAACTGCTGTTACTGTTGCTGCTACAGCTTCTACTTCTGGNTCAAGTACTACTGTAACTCTGACCGCTGCTAATACTGNTATCCAAGCTGGTATGCAATTAATTGCTCCATCTGGTACTGGTTCTTTAGCTGGTAACTATATCACTGTTACTAACGTAAATGGTGTAACTTTAACTGTATCTAGCGCTATTACTTTGGCATCAGGTACTGCAGTTACTTTTGTGGGCTACCCTGAAATTTTGGTAACTTGGAATAACACTTTCCATAGTTATACAAACGTAGCTGGCATTTAATTAGGAGATTAACACATGGCAATTTCACGCGCCCAGCTATTAAAAGAGTTATTACCGGGTCTGAACGCATTGTTCGGTTTAGAGTATGCTCGTTATGGTGAAGAACACAAAGAGATTTATGAAACTGAATCTTCAGAACGTTCTTTTGAAGAAGAAACAAAACTGACTGGTTTTTCAGCAGCTCCTGTCAAAAACGAAGGTCAAGCTCTTCAATATGACAATGCTCAAGAAGCTTGGACTGCTCGATACAACCATGAAACTATTGCTTTAGGCTTCTCATTAACTGAGGAAGCTATTGAAGATAACTTGTACGACTCTTTGTCTGCTCGTTATACTAAAGCATTAGCCCGTGCAATGGCATATACTAAACAAGTTAAAGCAGCTAATGTGCTTAACAATGGCTTTAGTTCTGCTGTTACTGGCGGTGACGGCCAACCATTGTTCTCAAGCGCTCACCCGTTAGTAAATGGTGGTACTAACAGCAACGTACCTTCTACTGCTGCTGATTTAAACGAAACCTCATTAGAAAATGCTGTGATTCAAATTGCTGCATGGACTGACGAACGTGGTCTTTTAATCGCTGCTAAACCTAAAAAGTTGATTGTACCACCTGCATTACAATTCGTTGCTACTCGTTTGCTAGAAACTGAATTACGTGTTGGCACAACTGACAATGACATCAACGCGCTTAAGAACAATGGTGCTGTTCCAGAAGGTTATACTATTAACCACTACTTGACTGATGCTAATGCTTGGTTCTTAACAACGGACGTACCTAACGGGTTGAAGCATTTTATTCGTACTCCATTAAAGAACTCAATGGATGGTGATTTTGATACAGGCAACGTTCGCTATAAGAGTAGGGAACGCTACAGCTTCGGTTGGTCTGATTCATTAGGTATCTACGGTTCATCTGGTTCAAGTTGATACAAATCAATAACTTAGGTTAGATTAAGGCTCACTTCGGTGAGCCTTTTTTATGGGTAAAAATAAAATTTGGATCATCGTCACATTGCTGCGTGTCGCATCTTTATCTGGGGCTGTGCCTAATACTTTCTTTTGGGTATTGGTATACAAT